TAAACCAATTTCTCCTTTTGAAGCATCAGTTAAACCTAAATTTGAAATGGTAAAAACAGGCTTAACAGGTGCTTTATAATTTATCTTTTCTAAATTTTTAATCTGTTTTCTAGGAATATTTACAAGTAATGTATTTCCATCTTTTCGACCAATTGCAATTAATATACTTTTTGCATCTAACAAAGGAGTAGTAATATCAGCAGGAGGAGTAGCTACAATATCAGGTAATAATGTATCATTAGCAAATAATGCAATAGCACCTACATCCAAATTGCCAATGTCTTTTAAAACAGCAATAGCACCTCCACCTTTTTTGGCAGCGTATGCTACATTTTTTAAAATTCCAAGTTTGTTCATTTTTTTTAGTTTTAATAATTTTTAGTAATTTATTCTTTTATTATGTTTTCATTTAAATATAATTTATAATTTTCATCTGATAATACAGCTTTTAAATATTGAGCCGTATTAGTAATAATTTCATTTACTGAATTTTCATTCATATTTAAATTCGTATTCAAACCTAAATCAATCTTTGCAGGTTTACAAATATAGTTTAATTCAAGATTAGAACCTATCGCACCATTTGGTAAATAAAGTTTTAAAATATTTCTTTGTAATTCCCCTAAAACCCTATTAAATGAGGGTTTAGATAAAGAAGAATTAAGCATATCAAATATATATTCTTGATTCGCAATATCTACACTAACAGGTTTAAAAGATTCTACAAAAGTTTTTAAATTTTTAACTTGTTTAGAATATGTAAATATAGAACTATTAACTTTTACAACAACATTTTTAATATCATCTTCTAAAGTTTCAAAAATAAATTTATCAGAATATAAATTACCATTATAAAATTCTTTATATAAACTACTTTTTTTATTAATTTGTTTTAAATTTTTATTTATTATTATTTCAATTGCTTTTAATAGTAAAAATTTTTGTTGTACTACTTTATAATTTGTATTTATATAATTATTTGGCAAATCAACTAAATCAAATAATTTTATAGAAAATCCACTATTAAAAAAAACTTGTATAGAATAATTTTCTAATTTTAAAATATTTTCAATATTATTATCAAATATAAAAAAATTAATTTTTTTAATTTCAGTTTTATATACTTTATTACAATCTTTTGCAATATTAACCTGAGAAGAAATAAAAGAATAAAAATCAGAAGGTAAATTAATAAATTTACCTTCATCATTTTCTTCTATATTTAAACTTTCATGTTTTAATAATTCGTCAATATCTAAAACTCTTTTTATAACTTCTTGAAATCCTAATTGTTTTATATCAGAAGATTTATTAGATTTTCTGTTAATATATTTTAAAACTTCTTTATTTAAAAAATAATCTTTTTCCTCTGGATATAATTCACGAGTATTAAAAGAATTTATTTTTTGAAGTTCTAAATCTAAATTAATATGAATTTCTTGTGAAGTCATTTTTAAATTATTTTTAATTTAGCTTTTATTGTATTATAAATTTCTTTATTTTCTTTTTCTTCTGAACCCAATTTTAAAACAACATCATCAATAGTATGTCCTAATACTATTTCATTATTTGAGCCATAATAATAAGAATCTGTATTTTTAGGATTGTGAATAATCCCTTTTTCAACTGCTTCAAATAATATAGATTTAATTTCTAAATTTCTATCATTTATAAAAGCTAAAAATTCTTTTGGTTTGGTATCTACAAAGGATTGTAAAGCAATATGTTTTTCTTGTATGGAATCATATAAAGAAGGGCTAATATTAAACATCCTTAATAAACCATCAATTTTTGTAACATCGGTTAAAATTTCAGAAAATTTATTACCTGCTTTTAATTTATATTGTAAATTAATATGATTTTGTTTAATTTCAACATTTTTAGAGTATAAATAAAACCAAATATTATTCGATTTATTCATATCGCTTGCTTTATTAGCAACTCTATTATAAACTAAACAATATTTAAATAAAACATAATCAGGTACGCCTTCTATAATTTCCCCTTGTTCTGCTACTTTTGATTTTTCTTGAAAATCTTTAGCTTCGTTATATAAGTTAAACAATTTCTCATTTTTAAATAAAATTGTAAAACTTAATTTTTTACCTAAATTATCTGCTGTTTCACTAGCTTCGTCAGTTGGAATTTTAACAGAAATATTATTCCAGTAATCCCTAACCGCTCTCCTCCATTCTACATCATCAGGACTAATATTAATTATTTCGGGGAGATATTTAATTTCTTCTTCAAAAGATAATCCTTTTAATGGATTTGAACCTTTTAAACTTGAACCTATTTTTACATTATGTGTTGAAGGGTCACTTCCCTGAAAATAAAAAGTAGGTTTTACTCTAATACTTAATGATTCTGTTACTTTATAAGTAATTAATTTTTTTTCTGCGGTTGTGGTTTCCATATTTATTATATTTATATTATATTTATTATATTTATACAAAAAATAAAAGGGGAATTTTTTAAACTCCCCCTTTTTATTTTTAAGACAAGTTACAAGATAATTTAAAACAATGGGTATTTCTACGAATACAAACACCTAAAGTTTTCAAAAAGTGAATTGAAGTTTTATCTTGGTCGGTTGCTAACATTAAATTTTTACCATTTCCAGAATAATCTCCATAATGGTCGCCTTTTAATAAAGTCATACCTTGTTCAATACCTCTAATTAAAGAACGTCCTTTTTGTGAAATCATTTGTACGTTTTTAACACCATCATATTGGCTCATATCAACAAAATACATTTCATAAGAACTTAATGGTTTACCACTAATAGGATGTCTTGGAGAATTATCAGCACGTCCGCCAAAATCCAATAAATTTAGTAATTTAATGGTAACAATATGACCGTCAACGTGTACGTATCTATTAAAATAACCACCAAAACTTAATTCATGACTTCCCGGCTGACCTACTACAAATTTACTTGCAACATCACCCTGTAATAAAGTCCAACTACCTGAACCGTTTGCATCTCTTTTAATAGCTGCATCAAATTCTTCTGCTCCGCCAATACCTGTAAATAATACAACGTCCATTCTACCAGTATCAGTACCGCCATATAAAACATCGCTAACTGTTCTTGTAAGTTTTTGAGTTGTTAAAATACCATAAGTATCTTTATGCGGAATTTGGTCGTCAATACCTCCTCCCATAGGAATAGGAAAATTAGTAACTTCATCAATGGTAGTTATATTCCCTTTTTCATCCCTGTTATATTTACTCCACCATAAATGTTCTTCACAGGCTTCTTTAAATTGCATTTCATGTTGATATTCTTCAAAAGGCATCCAATAATTAGTTGTTTTACCAGTTTTAGTTTTCAATTGAAATTCAACAGTTCTGTTTGAAACATTACCACCAATTTCATAAGATTTTCTCAAAATAGAAATTTGGTTTTTCAAATAACCAGGAGCTTGTTTATTGCTTTCATTTCCACTAGAGTGACTTTCAGAAACGGGTGCGCCACCAGTCATACTCCATCTAACGCCTGCTTGCAACATTTCAAAAGGAATATATTCACTATTATTCCTTCTAATTAAAGATAAAGCATATTTATATTTACCACCCCCAATAGGTTCAGGTTTTCCTTGAATACGGCACATAGTACCATCAGGAGCAATAATCAAATGTTGCTGTTTCAACCAATTAGATTTGAAAATTACAAAAGCTGGCGTACCACCTTTTCCTGCTTCCGAAGCTGCTGTATATTCAGTTGATACAATTGTATCAGATGCTTTTATCCTTGTAAATACGGGCCATTTATACTCAACGTCCTGTATTTCTTCCCATCTCATTCCTCCTTTTTGACCTTCTGTTAAAAAAGTTAAAGGAAATTTTTTGCTTTCTTCTCCCATTAAATGCGTAATAACAGGATTTAATGTGTCAGAAGAAGTTAAGCGCATTTGAGATAAGGAATTATTATTAGTAAATCCTTTACCATCAAATGTTTCATGTTTCAGAATCCTTGACTGATTCTGATTGGCTAAAGTTTGTTCCATTTTATTTTAAAATTTTTATAATAAGTCTGATAAAGATACAACTTCACCAGACGATTTTTTACTATTTGTACTTTTTTGAGAATTTCCTAATGTTCTATTTTTTTGCATTTTTTCAGCTATTCCTTTTATTTTTTGAGCATAGTCATTTTTACTTTGGGCTTTAACTAAATCGCTTAAATTTAAATTTTTAAATTTAAGAAATGCAAAAAACAATTCATCTTCTAATGTCATAGATTGTTTATCTAAGAAAGCTTTTGTCATACCATTATTAACTGGCTTTGCAACATACTCAAAAAATTCTTTTTTATCTTTTTCAGATAATTGAACATTATTGATATTACCTTTAGTAATTTTATCTTTAACGTCATTTAAAATTTTTTCAGTTTCTTTTTCTTGTTCTACAATTTTAACATTATAATCTTGTTCTCTTTGTTGTTTAATTGATTCTTCATTTTCAATTAAACTGTCTATGGCATCTGAATATTCTTCATCAACCATATTTGAACCTTCAATCAGTTTTAAATTTCTTTTTATTCTTTCATCTGAAAAATTTTGACTTTTCAAAGATTCTCGAATAATTTGTAATTTTTCTTCTGTTGAAATTTCAGAATTTTTAAGAGATTTATAATCTTTTGGCTCTTTAAATTCTTCTAGTGTTTTACCAGACAATAAATGTTTAGAAATAGCTTCTAAAGTTGGATTAGAACTTAAAAAATTATCAATTTCTTCTTTTACTTTTATATTTAAAACATCTGAAACATATTCTGAAATTCCTTTAGAATTATTTGAATATGTTTTTAATTCTCCATTTTCATTTTTAATTTCATAACCTAATGTTTTTGAAACTTCATTTACAATAGAAGTTTCCTCTGTTTTATCAAATTCTTTTTGTAATTCTTCTTTTGAAACTAAAATATTATTTTCATCATCTATAATATTACCAGCATCATCAAAAGAAGCATTTTCAAACTCTGTTAAAATTTCTTGTTTTATTTTTTGTTTTTCTTCTGAATCAGTACCAAAAAATAAATCTTTATATTTTATATTAGAATTTGTAATATTACTATCAGCATCATCAGCATCATCAGTATCATCAGCACTACCAACACCGTCAGCACCATTTTGTTGTTTTTGTTCTTCTTGATTTTTTAATTCTTCTTGTTTTAATTGTTCTTCGGTAGGTTTTCTATCTAAATTTTCCCCAGTACCAAGAACAGTATCTAACGTTATACCTAAATCCATTTTATTAAGTTTTAATTATTATTATTTTATACTAATATTATTAATTTAATTACTTTCTTTTTGTTTTTGTAAATTTTGTTTATTTTGTAAATTTAATTTTTCTTGTTGTATTTTTATATTTTTATTGTCAATTTCTTTTCTATGTTCATTCATATCTCTTTTTAATTCTATGCCATCATCTGAATAATAATCATTAGAAGTATCATTATTTTCACTTCTAATTGTAGCAGCATCTACAATAGCTTGATAACTTTTATCAGCTTTATATTTTTCAGTTTCATTTTCTTCTTGTTTTATTTTTGTTTGAGAATCTTGAATATATTTTTTAGTTTCTTGTTCTTGTTCAAAATTTTGTTGTTGTTGTAAATCTTCTTCAAATTCTATTTTTCTTAAAACTTCTTTTGTTTTAACGGTATTTTCAGAATCAATTAATTCTAACCATTTCATAGCTTTTCCAGAATTTTGAGCCATTGCAAAAGCATACTGTTTCATTAATTGGTTTTTTTCATTTTCTTTAGATGAATTTCTAACAAAAACACTAAAATTAGTTTCTGCTAAATAAATAGCATTATCTGCATTTAATTTTAAAAAAGCTTCTCTATCATTACTGTTTATATATTTAGCTTTTTTTCCTTTAATATATGCTATTTTAGATAAATCTAATAAACCAGCATAATCTTTTTCTTCAAATTTTTCAAATTTTCTATTTAATTCTTCGCTAATAACAGCACTTCTAACAATAGCCTGTTCACTTACGCCTTTACCATCACTTGCTTTTATATCACCAAATCTTTGCCTGTTCATTCCTATATTTTCCCACCATTCGGTTTTTAATTGATTCATAATATTATATAATTCATTTATATAATTACTTAAACTTTTATCTAAAATTTTTAAACCTTGTAAAGCTAAATTAGCGGTATCTGACGTTTCATCAATAACCATTAAATCG